TCAAGTATGTAGGACCAAGAGATGAAAAGAACAGAGAGTTTTGTGCTCAAATGTTATCATTCAATAGAGTATACAGACAAGAAGATATTGATGAATTAACTGACAATGTTGCCAACGAAGAGTTTGGTTTTTATAATATATTTTTATGGCGTGGTTCATTTAACTGTCGTCACACATGGGTTAAATTATGGTATGCACCAACAGGACAAATTAGAAACTCAGGTTCATCATCAAAAGGATTAGAAAAAGGACCTGAATCACAATCAAGTAATATTCAACCTGATACAAGAAATGATGCTACGGTTAAAAACCCTGGTCCAAAATCTTGGAAGCCAGGAATGCCGAGAACAGGTCCAAACATTTTTAGTAAAACAGAAATGGATATAGAACCAAATCCATGTTGGGAAGGATACGAACCAATAGGGTTAAAAGATGATGGTTCACCAAATTGTGTACCTGTTAAAATGACTCACGATGATTTTGCAGATACAATATCTGATTATCCTGAAGGAGTTAAAAACGCAGCAAAAAGAGCAGTTGATTACGCAGAGAAAAACGGGTGGGGTTCTTGTGGTACTCAGGTAGGAAAAACAAGAGCATCTCAACTTGCAAATGGTGGAGCAATATCAGTAGATACTCTGAAAAGAATGTATTCTTATTTATCAAGACACAAGTCTGACTTAACATCTTCAAAGAGTTATGATGACGGTTGTGGAAAGTTAATGTATGATAGTTGGGGTGGAGAGCCAGCACTTAAATGGGCTGAAAGAAAAATAGAATCTTTACAAAAAGAAATGAGTTTCAAAAAACAACATATGATGTTTGGATTTGATGATGAGAAGAAGATTTTGGTAGGAGCAGCAATGATTCCAAACAAAATGATTCACAGATACGATGAGTTAGGAAATTTATATTATGTATTTTTCTCAGCATCATCAATTAAAAAGATGGCTGACAAGTTCATGCAACAAAAGCGTACTGATGAAACATCAATAGAACACAATGGTCACAAACTTGGTAGTGATAAGGTATACATAACCGAATCATGGGTAAGTGATGACCCAATATACGATAAATCTCATTCATTCGGATTTAGTTTACCATCAGGAACATGGTTTGTTTCAATGAAGGTAAACGATGATAAGGTATGGAAAATGATTAAAGATAAATCTCTAACAGGATTCTCAGTTGAGGGTCTGTTTGCAGAGAAATCACTATTCTCAAAAGAGGATAAACAAATAAACCAGATAAGAAAAATACTTAAATCAATTACAGATGAACAGTAAAGAAGCATTAAAAAAAATAATGTCAATTTTAAATCTTACAGAGAGCAAATTCTATGACGCAAAGACCGAACAAGGTATCAATGTGAAAATGGAAGGAGACGCAATGGAGATTGGGAAAACATTATATGTTGCTACAGATGAAGGAATGATTCCAGCGCCAGCAGGAACTCACAAAATGGAAGATGGTTCTGAGGTTGAAGTTGACGAAGAAGGCAAAGTTTCTAAAATCAAAATGACTGACTTAAACTACGGTGAAGAGACAGACGATGCGAAGAAAGAAAAAGAGCAAGAAAAGAAAACTGAAAACAAACCAGAAATGATGGCAGAATCAGAAGAAACCAAAATTGAGATGGAAGATGGCGATATCAAACTTGCAGATGGTGGAGTTCTAAGAATCGGAGGTGAATCTCCTCAGACTGGAACAAGAATCAGAAAAGTAGGTTATGATGGAACATTATCAGCAATCGCTGACGGCGCTTACGAAACAGCAGACGGAAAAGTTATGCAAATTGTAGGTGGTGAAATCAAAGGAATACAATCCAAAGCAGCAGAAAAAGCAAGAGGTGGTGAATTTGTTGAAGCAAAATCAGGTGATATCAAATTAGAATCTCCAACATTTGATGTTGGTGAGAAGATTGATGTTGTTAAAGATGATGGTTCAATGGAAAAAGCACCAGATGGCGAACATCAAATTATGTTGAAGGATGAATCAGGAAATGAAGTTAAAATCAGAGTAATGGTAAAAGACGGTATGATTACCGAAAGAGAAAATGTTGAAGAAATGAAATCTGACTCAGAAGATGAGATGGGTGGATTTGTTGAAGCATTTGCATCTGCTATGAAAAGATTGGAAACAAAGATAGATTCTATCTCAGCAAAACAGGAATTATTAGATAGTAAATTCCAAAAGTTCTCTAAAGAACCAGCAGGTTCAAGAGTAACAAAAAATCAAATAAACCAAGAGTTTTCCTCTTCTAATCAAAGATTGGAAGGATGGAGAAAATTAAGAGAAACTCTCTCAAACTAAATAAAATAAAAATTAAAACAAGATGAAAAAAAATCTTAAAAGTTTAAATTTCTCATACGATTTAGGTGGTCTTGCAGCATACACAGATGCGTTGAATAGCGACATCGTTAGTGAAGCAGTATTGACTCCTGTAACTATGGAATATGTAAATGTGATTCCAGGTATTAAAGGAACACAAAACGTGAACTTATTGTCAGAGACATTAGTTCCACAAACAGGAATAAATTGTGGTTGGTCATCAAGCGGTCTAACTACATTCACAGTTGCAGCAGTAACAGTTCAATCATTTAAGGTGAACCAAAGTTTATGTTTGCAACAATTAAATACATTGTGGCTTGGACAATATCTTAATGCAGGTTCATATAATGAAAATGCACCATTTGAACAGGCTATCATTGACTTACAAACTAAGCAAATCAAAAGATACAACGAAGATTTGTTATGGAATGCAACAACAGGTGGTTCTGCAAATACATTCTCTGGTTACAAAGAATTAGTAGTTAATGAAGCAAATACAATTCCTTTTTCAGCAATCACAACAGGAGCAACACCAAATGGTGTTTTAACTTTAACAGGTCAAACAGCATTATGTTCTGTAACAGGTTCTACAGCACAAGAAAAAGCAAATAATGTTCTTGCACAAGTTGATAACTTAATCAACGCGATGAGTAGAGATATCTATGACAGAGATGACATCGTTATCTTCATGTCTCAAGCACAATTTAAGTGTTACATCACAGCAATCAGAAATGTGAACAATTTCTATATTGATTCAAGTGAAAATAAATTAGGTTCAGTTTATTCTGTTTACCATCCACAAACAAATTTTAAAGTTGTTGGTGTTCCAGGTTTAGCAGGTTCAAACTTAATCGTTTTAGGACCACAACAATATTTCTTAGCAGGTACTGACTTAGCATCTGATGAAGATTCTTTCAGAGCATGGTGGTCTCAAGACTTTCAAGAAGTAAGAATTATGGTATCATGGAAAATCGGAACGCAATTAGCATTCCCTCAGTTCTTTGTATCTAATGGTTTATCTTAATTGATAAAAAAAATATAAGGTCGGGGGATTCGTCCCCTACCTTTTAACAAAATAAACTAAAACTAATAAATCAATATAATATGTCTTGTAATCTTACATCAGGTATTCAGTTAAGTTGTAGAGATAATGTCGGTGGCGTAGCAACAGCATACATCACTGACTTCACAAACATCGCTTCAATAACAAAGAATACTGGTGATACAATCACACAAATTTCTGGTTCAGGAACTTTCTATGAATTCCAATTGATTAGAACGAGTTCACAATACACAGAAACTGTAAACGCATCTTTAGAGAACGGAACAGTTTTTTATACGCAGGAACTTGTAACATATTTTGCTAAGTTATCTCAGGATAAGAGAAACATCTTAAAAACTTTGGCTCAATCTCCAAGATTGGCTGTAGTAATCGTTGACAACAACGGAGATAGTTTTTACTTAGGAGAAACTTACGGAATGTTTGTATCAGCGGGTACTTCAGTGACAGGAAAAGCGTTAGGTGATGCGAATGGATATAATATTACATTCCAAGCACTTGAGCAAAATCCTATGAACGAACTTAGCGGAACTCTTGCATCAGTTGCAACGGGTATCACAGTTCAATAATCTATTTCAAATTAACATGGGGGAGCATTATGTTCCCCCAATGTTATATTTATTACTATGATATTACTTAAAACAAATCAGGTTAATACAATGGTTGTTACTGTATCACAGAACGCAACGATTGCAAATCCTGAATGGTTATTTTCTTTTACTCATATCTTCTCAAAACAACAAGTTAGATTTATTCCAACTGACATCTCTTCACATAAGGTGAGGTACGATGAATTTATTTTTGTGGAAGGGACTGGTGTTGGACAAATCCAATTCCCATATGAGGGTCAATACACCTATGGTATTTATCAACAGCCAACTGGTTCTGGCAATCTCAATCCAGCATTATCACAGGGACTAATTGAAACAGGAACATCATTATTGGTAGCACAATCTGCTACAACTGCTAATGATTATTTCATTGAATATATTTCAGATGATGAGTTTAATTCAAACTACATATTTGCACCAGGTGAAATCACACCATAAGGCTATGATTGAGAACAAAAAAACTTATATTTAATAATATGGAAGAACAAAAAAATAATTTATTCGTTCATGAGTTTCAAGTTGCTCGTGTTCCAATCATTGAAGAACAAACAGGATTAAATCATAGAACGCCATGGGTATTTTGGGGTATCGCAAACTTAGCACCTCAAGAATTAATTCGTTTATATCAATCATCACCAACACATGGTACTTGTGTCCGTTCAAAACACTTAGGTGTTAGAGGTGAAGATTTAATTATTAAGGGTGGTGACAATGGAAGATTGCAAATGGCTAACTCATTAGGAGATAGCATTTATGATATTTGGAATAAGGCATGTTTAGATTTTATTTTATACGGTCAATTCGCATTGAACATTGTTTGGAGAAGAGATAGAGACCAAGGCTTTGAAATCTATTCAATGGATACATCAAAGTTAAGAGCCGAAAGAAGTGACATCAATGACCATATAAACAATTATTATTATTGTGCTGAGTGGGCTTTGTATAGAAAATTTCCACCAAGAAAACTTCCATCATTCAATGTGGTATCAGAAGAACCATCACAAGTGTTTATGTATGTTCCTCACACACCAGGTCAGGAGTATTATTCAATGCCTTCATATTGGAATTCAGCAACAGCAATCGCAACAGAAGTAGAGGTATACAATTGGTGGCACTCAAATATTATTAACGGATTAAATCCATCATTATTTGTGTCATTAAATTCAGGAATTCCTGCACCTGAAGAAAGAGAACAAATCTTCAATACTTTATCTGCCAAATATTCAAGTTCCAATAATCCAGGAAAATTAATGCTGACATTTGCGAACAACAAAGATGAAGCACCTGAGATTACAACCATATCACCAAATGGTTCTGATAAGATGTGGATTGAGATGAACAACGCAGTTCAACAAGCAATTTTAAGTTCACATCAAATTAACCCTGAGTTAGTGGGTATCATGACACCTGGTGCTCTCGGTACGAGTGACTTCTTAGAAAAGCAAGACCACTTTGACCACCTTGTTGTTGCACCTGTGGTTAATGAATTAAAAAAAGTATTTGAAAAATTATTAACTCTTAGAGATAAGACACCAACAGAACTTGAAGTAACGCCATTTAGAATGGTTACAATCCCTGATGCAGCACCAGTTGAAACTGTTGATGTAAATAAAAATGTGACAGATAAAACAAACGAAACAATAGTATAATGAGTCAAGCAATTGTGCAACAAAATGTGTTGCTGATATCGGAGAATAAATTGAAGTCATTTACGGACATTGACCCCAATGTAACATCAAGTGTGTTATTACCTTTTATTGGTGTGGTCCAACAAACTATTTTGGAATATATCATAGGTCGTCCCTATTATACTCAGTTATTAGACCAAGTTCAAACAAATACAATTTCAGCAAACACAGTCAACTATAATTTCTTAAATTACTTTGTCAGTCCGTTATTGATATGGGCAGCATACGCAGAAGCATTACCATCAATTTTTATGAGGATAAAGAACAATGGTATTGTGGCAGCAGCACCACAAACGGTAACAATATCAGAGATGACATGGATGCAAAAAAATGCATCAGATAGAAGTCAATTTTTCCAAGAGAGAATGAGACAGGAGATTATTTTTAACTCACAGTTCTATCCGCTATGTTTCAACTATACAA